AAAAGACGGAGCAGAATTGTGGTTTAGTTGGAACCCAAGACAGCCATCAGACGCCGTCGAGCAAGTATTTAGCGGTACAGATAACGGTGTATTGGTTCACGTTAATTACAATCAAAACCCTTTTGCGCCTCAGTCGATGATCGATTTAGCTCACAGCGCAAAAGAAAGAGATTTTGAGCGTTATGCTCACGTGTGGCTCGGTGAATACGAAACGATAAACGAAGCACAGGTATTTTTTGGTAAATGGAGCGTTGATGAGTTTTACCCCGACGAAACATGGCAGGGGCCATATCTAGGCGTGGATTTTGGATTTAGGCCAGACCCTTTGGTTGCGGTTAAATGCTGGGTGCATGATGAAACCCTGTTTATTGAGAAAGAAGCTTACGGCGTCGGAATAGAGATCGACGATACGCATCGATTTATTTGCAACGTTATTCCAGAGTTTGACCAATACGTTTGCAGGGCTGATAGTGCAGAACCCAAGACAATATCGTATTTACAGCGTCACGGATTTCCTCGCATGGAAGGCGTTAAAAAGTGGCCTAATTCGATTGCTGAAGGAATAAGGTTTATTCGTGGCTTTAAATCTGTCATAATACATCCAAATTGCAAAGGCGCTATCGACGATTTCAGAATGTATAGCCACAAGATAGACAAGCTGTCTGGCGATATATTACCTGATGTGGTAGATGCAAACAATCACGCGCCTGACGCAGTTCGTTATGCTATTGCGCCTCTGATTAAGTCTCAGGCTGCTGGAAAGATGGTGATTAGAATATGAGTAACTCAGTTGCACAGCGCTCCCCAGAGGTAACGGATATGCTTAAAGCGTCTGCTCCTTGTCGAGACTTGATGAAGGGTGGCGCACATATGCGCAGCAAGGGCGAGGAATATCTGCCAAAGTTTCCACAGGAAACAGAAGATGATTACGATGCAAGGTTAGCATCGACTTGGCTGTTTGACGGTGTTGGCAAAACAGTTGATGATTTGTCGGGCAAGGTCTTTGAGATGCCTATCACACTGGCTGAGACAGGCACTGACTTAGACCTCTGGGCATACAACATTGATTTGCAGGGGCGTGACTTGTCACAGTTCTCGCGTGGCGTGTTTGACGATGCTCAAACATCTGGCATATCGTTTATAATGGTAGATAGCCCAGCAAGAGGTGAGCTAACAAGGGCGCAAGCTCAAGCTGGCAACTTTCGGCCTTATTTCGTTAGCATTGCTCTAGAAGAAGTGCTTGGGTTTAAGACGGACGTGATCGACAATGCACCAACGCTTACGCAATTCCGCATTATGGAAACGGTATCAGAAGAAGGTGCGGATGAGTTTGAACCCGATATAATTCAGCAAATACGAGTTTGCACGTTACCAGTAGAAGATGGTCGGGTGGTCGGTTCAGTCGGCGTTCGACTGTATCGAAAGGGTGACGATGACCAGTGGCGTATGCATGACGAATATGTAACTGAGATGCCACGCATATACATTGCTGCGTGTGATATAGGTCGTGACGGCTACATGAACGCAAAGCCTCCGCACTCAAGGCTGGCTGAAATAAACTTGGCTCACTGGCGGTCGCAGTCCGATCAAGCGAATATTATGCACCATGCTAGAGCGCCTATGAAATACTTTCACGGTTATACCAGAGAGGATTTAGAGGCGTTCACCGAAGGCGCTGGTTACGCTTTCTGGTCATCAAACGAAAACGCAAAGATCGGCGTTGTAGAGCATTCGGGCGCAGCGATAGACGCTGGACGAACGGAACTCAAGGATATGGAATTTCAGATGCAAGCTATGGGTTTGCAGTTGATTGTGTCCCGCGTGGGCTCATCGACAGCAACAGGCGATCTTATCGACGAAAACAAGATAAACAGCCGTTTGGGAATGTGGGCAGACAACCTAAAGGACACACTAGAGATTTGTTTTGCGTGGATGGCAAACATGGCTGGTATCGACGCAAAGCCAGAAGTCGTTATCAACAAGGATTTTGCAGCGAACGCATTATCTCACATGGATATGGATGCTTTGAATAAAATGTTCTTGTCCGAAGTTATATCACGCAAGACTTACATATCAGAAGCGAAACGTCGCAATTTGTTATCTGAGGAAGTTGATGCAGATGATGAAGCGGATATGATCGGCATGGAACCTATGGAAGCTGATGACGATGGCGATATCGGATGAACTACTTGATGGCACGGTTCGCCATTCGGTATATTTAGAGCGCTACAAGCGCAGCGTTATCAGAGATGTATTAAAGCTTTTAGACAAAACGGACTCCGATATTTCTAGGTCACTGGTTCGCCGGGACATTCAAAATATGTCACCGAGGCAAATATCTGCGCTGTACAAGGTTCTGCGTCGTAAGATTGATGACGGTTACGAGCGCATATTCAAAGTGCTGCAAAAAGAGATAGACGAACTGTCTGAGTACGAAGCCAAATGGCAATTAGATTTATTTAAGCAAAACGTGCCTGTTAAATTAGATTATGTCATGCCATCAGAGGAACAGCTAATCGCATCAGTTATGTCGCGCCCATTCAGCGGCAAGATATTAAAGGAATGGTGGAAAGATGTGCCTAAAGATACGTTTATCGCAGTGAAGGGCGCTATTCGTCAAGGTTATGTTGATGGGCAGACAACCGGGCAGATTATTAGGGCAATTCGTGGCACTAGAACGTCAAAAGGCATTATGGACAAGTCCAAGCGCAATATTGAGGCTGTAGTGCGTACCTCATTGGCTCATACTGCAAACACGGCAAGAAATGTTGTTTACCGACGCAATAAGGTGCTTATTAAGCGAGTGGAGTGGGTTGCAACGTTAGACAGCCGCACATCCGCTATATGTCGAGCAAGGGATGGCAAGACCTATCCAGTTGACAGCGGCCCAAGGCCACCAGCTCATGCAAACTGTCGATCCACAACCGTGCCAGTGCTTAAATCGTTGCGTGAGTTAGGCATAAAGGTGGATGAGGCCAAAGTGGCAGAAACAAGAGCATCGATGGATGGGCAAGTCCCTGCCGAAATGAATTATGACCAGTGGCTAAGAAAACAGCCTGTGTCGTTCCAGAATGAAGTGCTTGGCATAAAGAAAGGCCAGCTTTTCAGAGCGGGTTTAAAAATGGATCGTTTTGTAGACAGACAAGGAAGCGAACTAAATTTAAGCCAATTAAAAGAGCGTGAAAGCGCAGCGTGGGCCAAGTCTGGTCTTTAAAAAGGAACTATCATGTCGATAAAATATGAATTGGAAAGCTTAGATGGTGTCGATGAAAATATCGCATCACTATATACCGAAAAAGATGGTCGCTTCGTTCTGCCTGTTGAGGGCGTTGTGCGCAAGTCCGATCTTGACGATCTAAACCAGAAGCTTGTGGATTCTAATGAGGAAGCAATGCGTCGGCGTAAATCTGTAGAGCGCCTTCGCGCTGAGTTAGAGGCGGCGCAACAGACGCCAGAGCCAGAGCCTCAAAGCAACAACGAAGAAATCATATCGCAAATTAAAGCGCAGTATGAACAACAGTTAAATAATGAGCGATCACAGCGCAAAGATTTAGTGAAACGCAATGCGATGGCAGAGCTTAAATCACAGCTGGCTAGTAAAAATATTATTGCTGACGGATTGGAGCCGTTGGCGCTTATGGCAAAAGATCGCATTGGGTTTGACGAAAACGGAAACATCCGTATAATGTCATTAGATAGTTCTAAGCCCCTCGCTGGTTCGGGGTCGGACGGATACGCTACAATAAGCGATCTCGCCCAAGAATTGGCAGCGTCAGGAACGGGTCAGTTATTTGTAAAGGATAGCGGCGTTTCGGGTGGAGGAAAACCACCAGCGAGTTCTAGCAATAATGCTGGAAGTAACGTCGTGACGCGAGAGCAATTTAATAAAATGTCTCACACGGAACGGCATCGTTTTGTAACAAACGGCGGCAAGTTTTCTGGCTGACCGTCCCAATAAAAGGATTTAGGGAATGGCTAATACCCTCACAAATCTGGCGGCAGACATCTATCGTGCCGCTGACATCGTAGGTCGAGAACTTGTCGGCTTCATACCATCTTCAACGGTAAACGCATCTGATGAGCGTGTTGCTGTTGGTCAAAACGTTCGTTCGTTTTCGACACCTACTGCAACCGCAGTGACCATTGCTCCTTCCATGACTATCCCGGAAGGAACAGACCAAGCACTAACAAACAAAACACTGACGCTTACTAAGCAACGCGGTGTTCAAATTCCTTACACTGGTGAGGATGTTCGTTTCTTGGACGGTGGTGCTGGATACGAAACAGTTTATGGCGCTCAAGTACAGCAAGCCATGCGAACACTAACAAACGAGATCGAAACAGATCTTGCAACAGAGGCATATCAAAACGCTTCTCGCGCTGTTGGTACGGCTGGCACGACACCATTTGCATCAAACTTTGATTTGGTCGCAGAAGGCCGTCAGATCCTAGCTGACAACGGTATGCCAACTAACGACGGTC